AATATATGAAGAGCCTCCAGCAGTAGGTAACAGACTGGCATTTATCTATCGTAATGATGGCCGCGGCAACGGTAGTGCTAATACTGGTTTCTTTATACACTTCCGTCAGGGCATTTTAAATCAAGGTACATTTACGATCAATCAACCTAGCACAAACGAAACAGTTGATATTGATGCTACTAACATTAACAATGATGACGTATGGTTGTATAAGTTAAATTCTGCAGGATTAGAATCAGAATATTGGGCAAAAATTCCTGCGCTTGAAGGTAATAACGCTATCTATAATAGTTTAAAGAAATCTATTAGAAATATCTATAGTGTTGTTACTCGCACTGATGATCGTGTCAGCTTATCTTTCAGCGATGGAACTTTTGGTAATTTACCACAAGGCTCGTTCCGTGTCTACTATAGACAAAGTAATGGCATTAGCTACACTATTAATCCAAAAGATATTAGAAATATTGCAATTGAAATTCCGTATGTTTCTAATTTAAATCAAATGGAAACATTGTCAGTGACTATGAATCTACAAAGTTCAGTAGCCAATGCTTCTGAAACAGAATCTAATACTAGTATCAAGTCTAATGCTCCTGCAACATATTATACACAAAATCGTATGATTACGGGAGAAGATTACAACATCAGTCCGCTGGCCGTAAATCAACAGGTAGTTAAAGTTAAAGCAGTAAATCGCAGCTCGAGCGGTATTAGTCGTTATTTTGATCTAGTAGATCCTACTGGCAAATATTCTAAGACTAACTTGTTTGCAGATGATGGTGCTCTGTATAAACAAGAATATACTGATAGTTTTAGATTTAGTTACACAACTCAAACAGACATTGAAGCTGTAATTTATAATCAACTTTTAGAAACTCTTAAGTCAAAACAATTACGAGACTATTATTATTCTAAGTTTACTGCAAAGACAGTAGGCGATGAAAATGTATCTTGGTTTAACAAGACTACTGATGTTAATCAAAGTACTGGCTATATTAAAAATGAATCTAACGTGCCTTTTAAATTAGGATCTTATACCAGTACTTCGTTAAGATTTGTCACAGCAGGCGCACTAGTTAAATTTGTAGCACCTACCGGCAAGTATTTTAATAAAGCTAATAACAATGCATTAGTAACAGGCACGGCAACAGTATCGCATGCGACTACTAATCTATGGTGCAAAATTGTATCAGTTAGTGGTGACGGTTCAAACAATAATACTGGTACACTAGTAGACGGTTCTGGCACAGTTGTACTAAACGATGTCATACCAACTGGTGCAATATTAAGTCAAATTATTCCAGCATGGAGAACCACGCTTGATACTAACACGATTAACACCATGGTAGATTTAGTATTTTCTAATAAACCTTTTGGTCTAAGATACGATGTTGAAACACGTACTTGGAAAATTGTATTCGAAGTAAATCTAAATACTGCTGCTGATTTTAGTTTGGGTAATCAAGGAAATAATAGTAATCAACAATTAGACGCTAGTTGGTTATTATTGTTCACTACTGACTCAGAATTTTACACAGTTACATCTAGACTATTGAGATTTATATTTGAAAGTGATCAACAACTGCGTTTTTACTTTGATGCTAGCGATAAAATTTATGACACTAGATCTAATACCATTGTCAAAGACAAAATTAAAGTATTAAGTATTAATACAGATCCTGCAACGTCAGGCGGAACAAGTCCCTACACTTATGATCGTGATTGGGAAATTTCAGAAGAGTATAGAGGGCTTGATGGCTACGTTGATACTAAGAAGATTCAAGTCACTTTTAGCGATTCAGACGATGACAGTGTGGTAGATGATCCGTCTATATTTGATGAGATTGTCGATCCTACTACTAATCAGTATGTTGTACTTGAGTTGTACACTATTGCACAAGGGCAAGAAGACTATCGTTGGGTTGACAACTCTAATAATACTGTTGTTATTTTAAGTACAGAACCTATTAGCGGTGTTAATGGCCAATACTATTATTTTATTGATACTGATGTAGTTAAACAATATAGCTCTACTGATGGATTTATTGTAAGTTTAAATTATCGAGTATACGTTGGTCGTTCTAACATTAAGTTTCAATATATCCATAACGCAGACTACGAGTCTAGAATTGATCCAGGACTAACCAATTTAGTTGACGTATTCATATTAACTAAAGATTACGACAAAACATTTAGAGAATGGCTAGACGGATCGCGAACAGTCGAGCCACTTGCTCCTAGTTCAGATTTCTTATACAATTTATTGTCTACTGAACTAAACAAAATTAAATCTATCAGCGATGAAATTATCTACCATCCTGTAAAATACAAAGTATTATTTGGAGATAAGGCATCTTCAGATGTACAAGCAACATTTAAAATTGTAAAAAATTCTGAAGTTGTTATTAGCGACAATGATGTTAAATCAAAAGTATTATCTGCAATTAACGAATTTTTTGCTTTAGAAAATTGGGACTTCGGCGGAGACTTTTATTTTACAGAACTATCAGCATATGTAATGAATAGGCTAACACCTAATATTGTTAATTTTATTATTGTACCTAAACAATCATTATTGACGTTTGGAAGTCTATATGAAATACGTGCAGAAAAAGATCAAATATTCATCAACGGTGCAACAGTGAGCAATATTGAAATTATCTCAGCAATAACTGCAAGCAAGATTAGAAGCTCAGGCATAATCACTGTATCTTCAACTACTGCTAGCCAACAAACTATAACTAGTGCAGGAACTAACTAATGGCTAATCAAAACGAATCAACTAACACAGCCAGGAACAGTTAAAAAACTAACAGGATACATTGGAAGAAAGAACGCCAAAGCCGTTAAATCTTCTGACGTATTCATTGCAGCCACGGATGCTGATAGACAAAATTATCAATTAGAGCCAGCAGCAGTTATTCAGGATTATTTAGGCAACACTAGTTTTTATAAAGACTATATTGATCATATCAATCATGTAGAGACTAATGGCGGCAATGTTACTAACCATGAAAGACTAAACAAGCAAGAATTTTATGCATGGAATCCACATATTAACTGGGACAAATTTGTAAACTTTCAACAGTATTACTGGCTACCTTACGGGCCCACACCAATTGAGGTTCAAGGCCAACAACAAGCTATTTCTAGCACATATACTGTTACTACAGAAGACGAAGGTGACAACTATGTTTATATCTTCACACCAGACGGACTTACTCGTAATCCTGCACTGACATTGTACAGAGGACAGACCTACAGTTTTGATATCACTGCTCCTAATAATCCGTTTTCAATTAAAACAGTTAGAGTAGCGGGACCATTAGAACGTTATACTGACGGAGTATCTGCAAGCGCAGTTCAATCTGGAACAATTACATTCACTGTTCCTAGTGATTCTCCTGATGTGTTATTTTATGTCAGCGAAGTTGATGCAAACACAGGTGGTGTGTTTTCTATAAAAGATATCGATGAAAATACATTTTTAGATCTCACAACTGATATAATTGGCAAGAAAACATACACTATGAGCAACGGTATTCCGTTATCTAATGGTATGAAATTATTCTTCACAGGCAATGTTACCCCGTCAATTTATTCTTCAGGCTATTGGTATGTTGAAGGTGTAGGTACAGCCATTAACCTAGTCTCTGATAGCGACCTTGAAATTATAAGTTCATATTCGCAAGAAACGGCTTTATTATTTGATGATGAACCATTTGATCAATCTCCATTTAGTACACTAACTTCTTTCCCTAGAGACAAAGATTATATTGTTATTAATCGTGCTAGCCCTGACAGGAACCAGTGGAGTCGTTATAACAGATGGTACCATCAAGATGTTATTATAGCGGCAGCAGCAGCAGACGGACAAGTTCCAGATATTGATCAAGCACAACGTGCTACTAGACCAATTATTGAATTTGAAGCTGGTTTAAAATTATTTAATTTTGGTCACCAATCAAAGAAAAATGTTGATGTTGTTGATACGTTTACTACTGATGTATTTTCTACGATTGAAGGTAGCTTAGGATATAACATTGACGGAATTGATCTAGCAAATGGCATGCGAGTGTTATTTACTGCAGATCCTGATAGATTTGTAAACGGTAAAATTTTTAAAGTTAATTTTATTGACATAACTGAGCCCGGCCGTCGAATAGATTTCTTAGGTAACACAGGAGTTGACATTGTAGATAATATTATAACTTCTACAACTGCTCACGGATTAGCAACAGGAAATCAAATTATATATTTGAATAATGCTAATTCTAACATAGAAGGATTAATTAACAGGCAAGTATATTATGTAATGGTTATAGATGCTACACACATTAGACTTTACACTGATAAAATTTTGCTCACCCAAGCTAATATAATTAATACAGGAGATGGAATTCATACTGTAGAAACATTTAACGGGTATCGTCATCAGATCAATCTAACAGAAGACATTGACACTACTCCGATAGAAAATGAAACAGTGTTAGTAAAAACAGGAGCACAGTATCAAGGGTCAATGTTTTGGTATAACGGAACTGTATGGAAATTAGGACAGCAAAAGACAACTATCAACCAGTCTCCACTATTTGATATATTTGACGAAAATGGTGTTAGCTATGGTGATGTCAGTGTATATGACGGATCTAACTTTCACGGTACTAAGGTATTTTCCTACAAAGTTGGAACAGGAAATAATGATACCGCTCTAGGATTTCCATTAAGTTATCAAAATATCAGTAACATAGGTGATATTGTTTTTGAATTCAATCTGTTAAAAGATTCATTTAATTACAAACAAGTAATATCTGTACTAAGCAAAACTACAGATATTGGCTATTTAAAAGTTATTACAGATCTTACTACAGTAGATTATCAAAATGGATGGACTCTTTCAAAGATTGCCAATGTGCAACCTATTGTTAGAACGTTTAAAGAAAGTGAATTAATTAATAATTTTCCTATAGATGTTTACGATTTTAAAGATAAACTAGATGATCTAGAAGTAAATGTCTACATTAATGGACTTAGACAAAATAAAGATTCATACACTGTTGTAGACGGCACTATTAGAAAATTACTAGTGTTAAACAAAGATGTGAATATAACAGATGTAGTAACATTGAAATGTTTTGCGGCACAGGCTAAAAATGAAAACGGTTATTACGAGATGCCGCTTAGTTTACAAAATAATCCATTAAATGATAACGTAACACAATTTACGTTGGGGCAAGTAATTGACCATGTTGACACGATTGTTGAACACATCACTACGTTCAGTGGAGCATATCCAGGTTATAGTAATTTACGAGATATTGGAAACATAACACCATATGGTACCCGCTTTGTACAACATAGTGGGCCTATGAATCTAAGTTTGTATCATCTAGGATCGCAGACCGCAAATATCATCAAAGCTCTTGAAAAATCTAGAAACGATTATGGAAAATTTAAACGAGCATTTATAACCTTTGCTAGCGAGTCTGGCATTGACACGGAAACAAAACAACACGTTGATTTTATTCTACAAGAGTTAGCAAAAGATAAAACAAAAACGCAATCATACTACCTATCTGATATGTTTGCATATGCAGGAGGAACTAGATCTGAATACACTGTATTGGATCCTAGGGTTACTACCTATCCGTTGACAACTGCATTTAATCTTAACAGCTTGTCAAACCAAGCAGCAAACATTTATTTAAATGGTGAACAGCTAGTGCATGGCCGAGATTACATATTTGGCACAGATGTGTTTTTTGAAATTTTAACTACCCTAACAGAAGGCGACGTAATTGAAGCTTATGAATACACTAGTACTGATGGATCGTACTGTCCAGCTACTCCTAGTAAGCTAGGATTATATCCGTTATTTGAACCAAAAATTTATATTGACGATACATACCTTGAAACAACAGAAGTAATACAAGGTCATGACGGTAGCATAACAATTGCTTTCGGTGATTACCGTGATGCACTAATTCTTGAATTAGAAAAAAGAATTTTTAACAATGTAAAAGTTAATTACAATACGCAGATATTTGATATCTACAATATTATTCCTGGATACAGTAGAACTACAGCATATTCAAAAGTAGAAGTGGATAGTGTAATGAGTCAATATTTTTTCCAATGGGCTACAAATATTGCACAAGATTATACACAGCAAAATAATGCCTTATGGGATAGACTAGATTCGTTTACTTGGAATTACAGAAATAATTCTTTACCAGATAATTCAATTTCTCCCGCATTCTGGAGAGGAATATATCGTTGGACTTTAGATACTGATCGTCCGCATACTCACCCATGGGAGTGTTTAGGATTTAGTATAGAGCCAAAATGGTGGCAAGAAGTCTACGGACCGCTCCCATACACTAATAACAACTATGTTCTATGGGACGACATTAAACATGGTATTGTAAGAGAACCTGGCGTTCCTATTAGAACCTTGTCTAAGTTTGCTAGAACTGTATTAGAAAACGGGTACCCCGTTGATGAAGATGGAAATTTAGTTTCTCCGTACAATGCAGGACACGTCAGTGGGTATATCAATCCAACAGCTGAAGGGTATTATGTATTTGGAGATGTGGGGCCAGTAGAGTCAGCATGGCGCCGAAGCTCTTATTATGCGTTCTCAGTAATACAAACAGCACTACTGTTGCAGCCTAATCATGTATTAGGTACTTGTTTAGATCGTAGTAGAATTGTACGTAATCTAAACGATCAACTAGTTTATGCAGACACAAGTTTAAGAATTCAATTAAGTGATCTAGTATTGCCTTCTACCGCATCTAGTACGGTTAGAACAAACACTGCTGGATTAATTAACTATATTGTTGACTATATTACCAGTGATGTAACACTACTAGTGTCACAGTATGCTAATGATTTATCAGCATTAACAAATAAAATTAGTTCTAAATTAGGCGGATTTACTAGTAAGTCCAAATTTAGATTACTATTAGACAGCAAGAGTTTGTCAAGCTCTGGTGGTGTATTTGTACCTGAAGAAAATTACGAAATAATTTTTAATGTAAGTTCTCCTATTAAAAAATTAGTCTATAGTGGAATTGTTATTACAAAATATGCAGATGGTTACGAAGTAAGAGGCTACAATAATGATCATCCTTACTTCACATACTATCCTTATACTCTAAGTGGCAGAACAATTAACGTAGGCGGCATTAGTGAAAGCTATATTGAATGGACAGAAGGAAAATACTATGTTGCTGGTAAATTAATAAGAGCTAACAATCAGTATTACCGAGTAAAAACAACACACCAAAGCGGTGAAAAGTTTGATGTTAGTTACTATACTAGACTTGCAGAATTGCCAGTGACCGGCGGCCGTAGTGCAGAATTAAGAAAAGCATGGGACACTAGTAAAGAACAAACGGTTAGCTACGGTACTAAATTTTCTTCTATACAATCTATAGTAGATTTTATACAAGGATACGGCGTATACTTAGAAGCACAAGGATTTGTTTTTGACGAGTTCAACGTAGATTTAAAAAATGTTAATAATTGGGAAACTTCTATTAAAGAATTTTTATTCTGGTCTACACAAAACTGGGCAGAAGGAAGTGTGATTTCTCTAAGTCCTGCAGCGAATACCTTAGTATTAAACAGCACTAACTCGGTTGTTAATAATGTAGTAGACACATTTTTTGAATATAAGATATTTAGAGTTGATGGACAAAAATTACCAGCAGACAATATAAATTCATTTAGAGAAGGCAATCAGTTTGTACTAAAACCTGAAAACACTAATCACGGAATTTACGGTGCAACCTTATATCTAGTACAAAAAGAACATGTATTGCTGTTAGATAATACAACATTGTTTAACGATGTAATATACGACCAAGCTCCGGGTTATCGTCAAGAAAGAATTAAAGTTTCTGGGTACTTGTCAACAAACTGGAATGGCGGATTTAATATTCCTGGATTTATCTACGACCAAGCAATTATAACTAATTGGACAGTTTGGACTGATTATAATCTAGGAGACATTGTAAAGTATAAAGAGTTTTATTATTCAGCTAGAGCATTCCTACCTGGCGTTGAATTATTTGATAGCGACAGTTGGATCAAGCTAGACGAAAAACCTGTATCTCAAATGTTACCTAACTGGAATTACAAAGCAGATCAATTTAGTGACTTCTACAGCCTAGATAGCGACAACTTTGATATTGGCCAACAGAAAATGGCACAGCACTTAATTGGTTATCAGAAACGTCAATATCTTGAAAACATTATTCAAGACGATGTTAGTCAGTACAAGTTCTATCAAGGAATGATTATTGAGAAAGGCACACAAAATGTCTTTAACAAGCTATTTGATGTGCTAAGTGCGGATAGTCAAGACAGTCTAACGTTCAACGAAGAATGGGCAGTTCGTGTGGGCAACTATGGCGCAAGCGACTCATTTAAAGAAGTAGAATTTAAATTAGACGAAAGCAAATTCAAACTAAATCCTCAGCCGTTTGAACTAACATCAACAATTGATCCTACTGTTGTAGATTTTGTCTATAGACAAACTCCTGCAGATGTTTATATTAAACCAGTCGGATATACTAACAATATTTGGCCACTTGCAAATACTAATGATTATTTAAGAACACCTGGATATGTTAGATATGAGGATGTTAAACTACATGTTGATACATTAACAGATCTAATTACAGAAGATATTTCAACTTTTATTGAAGGTGATTATGTATGGTGCGCATTTGAAGGTAGAGATTGGAACGTTTATAGATTTACACATTCTAATTTTGATATTGAGAATGTTGAATACACTGCAGGCACATTGACTATTACATGTTCTAAAATTCCTAGCATAGCTGCTGGCGATGTTTTAGGAATAGAAAACGCAAATAAAATTAAAGGCTTCCACGTTGTATCTTCAGTACAAGGCCGTAAGATTTATATTACTACAACTGTTGCGGGGTGGACTAATCCATTTGCCGACTTGGCAGAAGTGTTAGTATACCAGTTTGATTCAGTTAGAACAGGCAGTATTGACAGTCTTAATGAAATTATTCCTACAAACTTAAAAGTTAATGAACAAGTATGGGTCGATGATAACGGCCAAGGATTATACTCTGTTTACAATAATAATCCTGTGTTTAGCGAACAAACTCTAAGTAATTTTGCTCCTGTTTCTAATTTAAACTTTGGAAAAGCTGTAGCAATTTCTCCAAATAGATACGTAACAGCAGTGGCTACAAATAATGATTCTATTATTATATACACAAAAAGTTCATCTACTAGCCTATGGGTAGCACACGACGAGTACCTTCCTAATCTTAATCTAGCTGACCCTGCTAACTTAAATTTTGGAAAAGAACTTGCATTTTCAACTGATGGCGAGTGGTTAGCAATCGCCGCCACTACTGCTAGTGAGGTTAACGGAAGTACATTTGCCGAACAAGGCTATGTTGCTTTATATCGTAAATCTAGCGAAAGCAATTATAATTTTGAACAGTTGTTAGTTAGCCAGGCTCCCGTAGCTTACGAGCAGTTTGGATCTAAATTAGCATTTACTAAAAACGGATCTCAGTATATCCTTGCAGTGTCTGCTCCGGGCCTACTGCAAACAGGCAAAGTATATTTTTATGAATTTACTAGCAATTCTTGGACTACGTATGCAAGTCCTAAGACTGCTGGCACAAGGAATTTGTTTGGATACGATATTGCGTTTTCCGAGTCAGCAGATATTTTTGTAGCATCTGCTCCTGTAGATTTAGCTAATACAGAATCATCTTATGAAGGGAAAGTTTATGTGTATAGATTAGCTAACAATTTATATACTTTAGAAACTACCCTAGATAGTACTACAGTTGATTTAACAGCAAGAGCCAAGTTTGGGCAATCAATATCGCTATCTACAAACGGAAAGTACCTAGCAGTTGGTGCTCCATTTACAGATGCCGATAGTGTAGATGCTGGAAAAGTTTTTGTATTCGATGTAGCTGATAATTTTAATCTGCATCAAACAATAGTTAGTAGTAAAAAAGAACTCAATGCAAAATTTGGATACACTGTTAATTTTATGAACACCGATGAGTCGTTAGTAATATTTTCAGCTAGCGGTGACATTGAAAAATTAACAACATTCATCGAAGGTGGCTTAACTACGTTTGATAATAACACATTAAGAATTGTTGATTATCAAGTAGACTCTGGTAGAGTTGATATATTTGATAGATACGCTACTAAATTTATATTTGGCGAAAGTCTTACTTCTGATTCTACTAGCATCGATCTATATGGAACATCTATAGCAATAGCTACCGATTATATTCTAATTAGTGCTCCAGAAGATTCATTAACTTATGATCGTCAAGGTTCAGTATACGCTTATACAAGACCGCTAACTGCTAGATCGTGGATTGCAGAATATACAGAAACTAGTAGACCTGATGTTTATAAAATTAAAAAAGCATTTATTTATAATAGAACTAAAAATGTTTTAACGTCTTACATAGACGTAGTAGATGCAAGCCAAGGAAAGATTCCAGGACCTGCTGATCAAGAAATTAGTTATAAAACATATTTTGACCCAGCTACTTATTCTGTAGGTAATAGTACAGTTAATGTTGATGACGGAATGAATTGGACTAAAGATCAAGTTGGCATGTTATGGTGGGATTTGACCCGTGCTAGATTTTTAGACAATCGTGCAGGCGGAGTTGTTTACCGATCAACTACATGGAATACTTTATATGATACTGCTAGCATTGATATTTACGAATGGGTAGAAACAAAATACTTACCTTCGGAGTGGGACAAGTTATCGCCTACCGATAAAGGAAACTCTTTAGGTATAAGCGGAACTAGTCGTTATGGCGATGCGGTATACAGCGTTAAAAAGAGATATGATGCAGTATCTAAAACATTCCAAAATACCTATTACTATTGGGTAAAGAATCCAACTGTTGCTCCTAATGTTATTGGAAGATCACTGTCAGCATACAATGTTTCTAAATTAATTTCTGATCCTATCTCAGAAGGATACTCATGTCTTGCACTAACAGGTGCTGACTCTTTTAGTCTAGTAAATGTTACTGGTCTAATAGACAGTACTGATTTTAATTTAACAGTTCAATATTGGACAGTGTCGTTAGATTATATAGGCACCAACGCACACAGCCAGTGGAAGATAATTAGTGAGCATCCTAATACTATACTTCCTGTTGAGCTTGAAAATAAATGGATTCATAGTCTAGTTGGTAAAGATGAAAACGATAGACTAGTACCTGATATTAAATTACCATTTAAGCAACAATATGGTATTAATTTTAGACCTCGTCAAAGTATGTTTATCAATCGTGTGGAAGCACTAAAACAATACATTGAACGTGTTAATGCAGTTTTAGCTACAAATTTAATTGTTGATGACTACGACTTAACTGATCTAGAAGGTTATAATTCTCCTCCTAGTACAGTAACTGGCCAGTGGGATATAACAATTGACACTAATGCTGAATTACGTTTTGTGGGAGTAGCAACATTAGAACAAGCCCGCTTAACGCCAGTTATTGAAAATGGTAGAATTATTGGAGCAGACATTGTGTCAGCAGGTCGCGGCTACGTTAATGCTCCATATGTAATTATTTCTTCAACCGGTAAGAACGCAGTAGTTAAAACCAAAATAAATGCGGCTGGCCAAGTGACGGGAGTTGAAATAATCAATAAGGGAGAAGGCTACCAACCCAACACTACATTTACAGTTCGTCCGTTTGCTGTACTGGTATTAAGCGACTCTAACACTTTTGATAAGTGGACTACTTATACATGGAATAGTACAGAATTAATTTGGGATAGAGAAAAAGGACAAGCCTTTGATGTAACAAAATATTGGGACTACATGGACTGGTATGCTACAGGATATAATCAATTTACAAAAATTGATCATCTAGTAGACAACACATATCAATTGGCACTATTAGAATCTAATGTCGGTAGTATTGTACGAGTTAAAAATATTGGATCAGGCGGCTGGCTGCTACTAGAAAAATATAATAATATAGCCACTATTGATTATACGCAAAACTATTCTGTTGTTGGCCGTGAAAACGGAACGATACAGTTCTCTAGCAACCTCTACAACTATTCGGCTATAGGATACGATAGTGTGTTATTTGATTCAGCACAATATGACGATCTAGCAACCATTGAATTAAAAATAATTATTGATACAATTAAAAATAAAATTCTTATTGACGAATTTAAAGTTGAATATTTGAAGTTATTCTTTGCATCTTTAAGATATGCACTACATGAACAAACTTTTATTGACTGGGCATTTAAAACTAGTTTTGTAAAAGCAACTCACAATGTAGGAAACTTATCTCAGAAAGTAACGTATAACAATGACAATTTAGAAAATTTTGAAGATTATATCAAAGAGGTTAAGCCTTATAAGACACAAATTCGTGAGTATGTAAGTTCATACACTGGAATAGAATATTCACAAAGTTCAGTTACTGATTTTGATTTAATTCCAACTATCAATTCTAAATTTGAAGTTGCACCAGTGACTGTGACAGTTTCTTCTACAGGTGAAATTGAAACATCTTCACCAGAAATTACATCGTATCCATGGAAACATTGGTACGATCATGTTGGCTTCACTGTACAAAGCATTGCACTTGTTGACGGTGGCTCTGGATATATAAGTAATCCAGTTGTTAGAATTGAAGGCGGGTACGGGACAGGCGCGACAGCTAAAGCCTATATTGCTAATGGTCGTGTTAATAGACTTGTATTAATATCAAAAGGTACAGGTTATCTTAAAGCACCGACAATTATAATAGATGGTGGACTATCAGTTGATGGCGTTGCTGCCCGTGCAGCAGTGGTAATTGAAAGCGAAGTAGTTAGATCTAATAAAATTGCAATTAAATTTGATAGAATTTCAAGAACATATGTAGTTACTGAGCTTGAAGAAACAGAAACATTTACTGGAACTGGTTCACAATTGCAATTTGTTTTAAAATTTAGTCCTAATGGAGATCGTAGTACAAGTTCTGTAACAGTTAATAACATTGATGTGTTAAGAAACGAATATACTCTGCAGACTAAAACAACTGCTAGTAGAGGATTTACTAGTTATTACGGAGTGTTAATATTAGAAACCGCTCCTGCTCAAGGCGAAATTGTTAGTGTTACGTACACTAAGAATTTTAATCACTTATCAGCAACTGATAGAATTAATTTTTATTACAACCCAACTAGTGGTATGTACGGTAAAGACCTTGCGCAGTTAATGACAGGTATTGATTACGGTGGTACACAGATAACTGGATTAGGATTTAATGTTAGAGGCGGTTGGATGGTAGGCACAAACGGAGAAGACATTGCGCCAGACGCATGGGAATCGTTTGATGCTACATTTGATGATAAAATCTTTTCAGCAGGTGCATCACAATATACATACGATTTAGATTATTCTCCTACAGACGGAGAAGAAATAAACGTGTATGTAAACGGACAAAGAATTGACGATTCTGAGTTTGTAACGTACCCGATGCCAGGTAAGCCATATGTAGTAATGACGCCAATTATCGGTGATGGCACCACACAGGTCTTTACTTTACCTAACTTAAATTTAACAATTAATGTAAATGACAAAGTTATCTTCCGTAAGAGTACCAGCGATGGCAGTTATACTCCGCTTGAGAATGAGTACGATACGCAGTTAAGTGGCGGAGCATTTGAAGGAACAGCACTGACATCTGCAACAGGTATAGCACCTGATGACATTATTTTAGAAGGGTCTGGCTTAGTTACTCCGTTGACCAGTGCTGCTCCTGAAGAAATTGTTCCAGGACATATTTCAGATGCTGTAGCAATTAAAGTTTATCAGTTACCAACTGCTGGTTCTGCTAAGATAATGTTTAAGAATTTTATCTGTGATGGAGCAACAAATGAATTTAACATGGGTCAAATTCCTGGCAATCTTGCATCTATATTTGTTAAGGTGGATAGTAATATTCTGAGACAAGGTATCGATTACACAGTAAACTGGCAAGATAGTACAGTTACTCTATTAACAGCACCACCGCCTGCAGATAAAGAAATTTTAAGTGTAATTACATTTAGTGTAGCCAGTGAATCATTATTAGATTCTGACTATTTTATATCAGATGGCGCAACATTAGAGTACGTAACTAATGCGCCGTGGATTGAAGGAATAGGATCAGTAGTGTTAGTTGACGGGCTAGCTGTTAATTACGAGCTATTTCAGACTACAGACGCATACGCATCATTAGATAAAGTTGGTATTAGATTTGCAGCAGCTCGACCTGTTAACGAATTAATCACTTATATGATAACTGCTGATGAAAATCAAACAGCATCTATTATTAAAATTGAAACACTGCCAACAGATGGTGTGCTAGACACCTTTACACTAGCAAATCCAATAGGCACTACCGAACCATATGCAAATAATGTTTTAGTAAGTGCTGGAAATTTTATATATAGAACAACTGTAAATGAATATTTTGTTTTAGAAAATAATACATTAGATTATACATTAGCTGCCTATAAGTCACCTCCTTATGTTCCAACACCTACAGATTTTGCAATCTTTGTAAACGGAGCCCAGTTAACATATGGATCTGGTTATGTAATTGATTACTCTGGAGTTACAATTAATCTAAGAGCAGAAGCATATGTAGAAGGAGCAACCTTAACTGTAGCTAAGTTAGCATATGAAAACTATACAATAAATGGTAATCAAATAAATTTTACAACTCCACCAACGGGCACTGTAGAAGTAATATCTTTTTACAATCATTCTGTTGAAGCTATTCAACGTGAAACAGAGTATACTAGTCTAAGCGGGTCATTAGTTAGCGGAACATACGATTATTTTAGAGCTAAACACTTAGTTGGCGGTAAATTTAAATTAAGTAGATCAGTTGTTACTGACGATTACGTTTGGGTTATTAAGAATGGTAAAATTTTAACACATAGCGTTGACTATTATTTAGATGCAGATCATGTTACAGTGAAATTAGCAGCTCCTATGGAAACTACAGATTATTTAGACATAGTTTGTTTTAGTGACCAACATATTAAATCTAGTTATGGTTACATGCAGTTTAAAGATATATTAAATCGCACACACTATAAGAGAATTTCTAAAGCTAAGTCTACACGATTAGCTAGAGATTTACTGCAGAAAGATGCAGAAATTCTACTAGTCGACGGATCAAAACTAAGCTCACCTAATCCTGTATTGAATTTGCCTGGCATTATTGAAATTAATGGCGAGCGTATTGAGTATTTTACGAAAGTAGGCAATACTTTAGGGCAATTACGCCGTGCTACATTAGGTACAGGAGCACCTACTGTACATTTAGAGCACACATTAGTGTTAGACATTGGACCAACAGAAACTATTCCGTATGCTGACACTCATGTTATTGAAACTTCTATAAGCAATGGTAGTACATCTAATGTAGCATTACGATATATACCAACTAGTGTAAATGAAATTGACGTATTTGTAGGCGGATATAAATTAAAGAAAGTAGACTATACGTTATTTGAAGAGTCAAACGGCTATCCTTACAGCCCGGAAGGCGACTCTAACTTTACTGCTGAGTTCTCAGTAAATGGAGTTGCCAGTAGTATTAGTTTAACAGATCAGGCAGCAGCAGACACACGAATTGTAGTGATTAAAAAGACAGGCACCCAGTGGGGCGAAACTGATCTACATAACTCTAACAGTGAGATTGCTAATTTTATTAAAAATTCAGAGGCAATATTTCCAGAATATTTGACAGATAAATATCAGTACACGCTGTCTAATAATCAAAATGACTAATATTTAAGTGGGTAGACGGTATAATCTACCCACTTATTAGTATTAGGTAAATATAAAAAAGAGATCATTTATGCAAGGTAAAGACTTATCAGGAATACACATTGAAGGGCATATTAAAATTCACAATCCAGAAACTGGTGAAGTGTTTATTAATAAGCGCAATGCTATCCACTACGAAAACATGAGCATCTCATTAGCAGAAAGTATTGCTAATGCAGGACAGGGATTCATCTATGAGATGGCATTTGGTAACGGAGGAACTACTATAGATCCTACGGGCATTATTACCTATCTTACACCTAATAGCACAGGAACTAGTGCAAGTTTATACAATGAAACTTATTCTAAAGTGGTAGATGACCGTGCTAGTGTAAACACTGATCCTATTCGCAATAAAATTGAAACTAGACACGTAACCGGCACAAATTATACTGATGTGTTTATCACTTGTTTATTGGACTACGGCGAGCCTAGCAGTCAAGAAGCATTTGACAATGCTACTAGTGCTGATGGTACATATGTATTTGATGAATTAGGATTAAAATCTTATGCTACAGATGGCACTGGCCGACTATTAACTCATGTGATCTTTCATCCAGTACAAAAGTCTCTAAATAGATTAATTCAAGTTGATTACACAGTGCGTATTCAGAGTTTAACTGGCCTTAGTGAGGTAGCATAATGCCATATCAAATTGACCATTTTGACCAACCTAACAACGGAAGTATTACAGTTAACGATTTAGACTTAAATCAAACAACTGATTTAAGTTTTGTAGGAAAGAATCTTCCAGGATATGCCCAAGCAATTGGAGAAAATTTCCTACATTTACTAGAAAATTTTGCTAGTTCTTTCATTGATCGTCCAACAAAACCTGTATTAGGACAACTATGGTATGACACTGGTACTACTTCGAGCCCACCTCAACCACAATTAAAAGTTTGGGATAGTACTAAATGGGTAGCTGCAGGCAATGTAACAAAAAGTATTGCCCGTCCCACAACAGCAGTCATTGGAGATCTATGGGTCGACACAAGTAATCAACAATTATACTTATGGTCAGGATCTAACTGGTTACTAGTCGGACCTCAATTTAGTGAAGGAACGCAGTCAGGACCTAAAGTAGAGTCAATTTATGATACAGCAAACTTACCACGCATTATATTAAACTTTATCATTGCTGGTGAAGTTGTTGCAATTATTAGTAAAGATACATTTACACCAAAAATAACAATTGATGGATTTTCAGTAATCAATCAAGGTGTTAACATGTCAACTAAAGACTTTGATCTTAATGGAATTGTACTTAACAAGTTTTGGGGAACAGCTGATCGTGCAACAAAACTTGTAGTATCAGGGTATGCTGATGGTCTTGATGCAAATAATTTCCTTAGAGGTGATGTTGCAAGTACTACTGACTACGGTCTTACTATTAAAAACAATGCCGGATTAATTGTAGGTGCCGATCTTAATACTACACTAACTAACACATTAAATGGTGCTACAGTTTTAACTAATAAAATTGAAGGTTCTAGTATATTCCTTAGAGTTAATCAAGCAGGAACTTCTAGTGATGTGTTGACAGTCACCGGAACAAGCGTAGGTATAAACAAAACAAATCCTGCAGAAGCATTAGATATTAATGGTAAACTACAAGTTAGTAATGATATAATTGTTACCAGCACAACAGATAGTACAACCTTAAGTAATGGCAGTATTAAAACTGCAGGTGGCGCAAGTATTGCAAAAACTCTGCGTGTAGGCACCGGTGCTCATATTACTGGCACACTAACTTCAAATTCTATCACTCCAGTAGCAAACAATGTACATAATATTGGTACTAATTTGTTACGTTACAACACAATTTATGCTAATAACATTGGCAATCCAGACCTTAGTACAATTTTTACTGGATCTTTTAACGGTGCATTTAATGGTTCAGTTACTGGAACAGCAACTCGACTAGTTAGCTCTACAGATTTTTCTTTAACTGGCGACGTTATTAGTACTAACACAATTAGTTTTGACGGTCAGCAAGTTGGCGGCACTGCAATTTTTACAACTGCATTAAGTTCAGACGTTATTGGTAATAAGATTGAATTGCTTGATTTTCTTTCTACAGATGAACTGCTAGTAAACAGACCATTAACTGGCCTAAGAAAAATAACAAAAACAACGTTCCTATCTACAGTAGCGACAGTGCCTATTGGATCTCTTGTGTCATTTGCAGGAACAACATTACCCAATGGTTACCTATTATGTGACGGTGCAGAGGTATCAATTAGTTCATACCCCGAACTGTTTGCAACCATAGGCACCAGTTATAATGGGTTAGTACCATTAGTAGGTATTGCAACATTTAGATTGCCTGATCTAAGAGGTAGGATGGCCATTGGTGCTGATAATATGAATAATGGTATATCAGTTCCTTTATTACCATCTGGCGCAACATCAGGAACAACTACGTTAGATAAAGACGGAATCCCTGGACCAGTAGCTAACAGAGTTACTGCAGTATCAGCGGATACTGTAGGGTTATCAAACGGTAATGAAGAACAATCAATTAATATTACAAACCTTCCTGATCACGTTCACGACTTTACCGGAGATACCGGCACCCAGTTTTACTCAGTCACTGATTCAACAGATCCTGGATCTATTGCAGACTCTGAAGCGGTTGGCCGTTCAGTACAATTACAAACTGGGTACAGTAAGTTTATGGTAAACAGCGGCAGCGTAGATTCAACAACTACTGATCTACCTTTGAATATTATGAATCCTTACTTAACAATAAACTACATAATTTATACTGGTAGGATTGTATAATGACTTATAAAATTAATAAAACAGATGGAACCTTGCTAACAGAAATTGTTGACAGTACTGTTGACCAAACAGCCACAGACCTCACACTTATTGGTAAGAACGTTGCCGGTTACGGTGAATTTTTTAATGAAAATTTAATAAAACTATTAGAAAACTTTGCAAATACTTCAGCTCCTAATAATCCAGTAACTGGTCAGATTTGGTATGACACTGCAACCAGCAGATTAAAAGTATATGACGGCAACGGGTTTAGAATAGGAAGCGGTCCTATCGTGCAACCTACTGCTCCTAGTAT